GCACGCGACCGCAGCGGACGTGAAAGTCCGATGATGTCACCAAAGCCGAACTCAAGTGCACCGTTGATGCCTGTCTGCGCCGGCACAACGATGCTGGTCACCTTGGCAAAGGCCTTGGCACCAACATCCGTTACACCGCCGCCGTTGGTAAGCAGGATGGTCTCGGTGATGTCGTCACCGTTGACATCCTTACCCGTAATGACAACGCCCACAGCGTCGATGTCTGCATGCGTCGTTGTCGTGATCGTGATGTTCCGGGGAGGACTCATCGCAAGCAAGCCAACCACGCCGTCCAGGGCTGCACCGGTATACGTCTGGATAGACGCTGCCGACGCAATGGAAAGCTTGATCGCGTTCACATCCGCCGCTGCCGGGTTTGTAAACTCCTCAACCGTAATGGCGGACATGGCCGCGAGCTCTTCTGCAAGGTCGTCACGCAGGTCCTTGACCTCCGCAGCGATACCACCAGACGTCTGAAGAAGATGCGGCTTATTCGCGTACTGACGACTCATCAAACCTGAACCGATTGCCATGTCGACCTCCTAAAATCTTTTTGTTTCTCAAACAGAAAGGGCGCCGGGCCATCCGGCTCCGACGCCCTTCCTACTGGCACACACCACGAAGCTATCAGAACTGCGAGACCTGCGGGAACTTGAGACCCGCATCCACACGGTTGTTGACCGCACCAAGCTGGTCCTCATCACGCGGGATGAAGTTGGCAAGGAGGCTGTCCGCGTTCGTCGTGGGGTTTGCATCCGCCGAGTACAACTCGAGCTTGCGAACCGCCGCGATGTTGATGATCGACATCGCGATATCTTCCCAGCTCTGGAAGCTGATCGTGTTCGCGATCTTGTCGATGTAGAACTTCGTGTTGTTCAGGACGTAGAACTTGCCGAAGAACTCCGGACGGGTGAACGCGTAAACGTTGCCCGGACGAAGAATGTCGGTCTTGATCGTACGCACGTAGGGGCGGCCAAGCACGGTGTTGTACTTGTAGCCATCGACTGCCGTTTCCGACTGGACCCGGTCACCGAAGTCTTCAAGCGTCCACTGAAGAATGTCGTCCCAGTCGGGCTCAGTCATCAGGAGGCGTTCGCAGCGCAAACGGTTGCCGTCCAAGGTCTTGAACAGGTTGACGATGTCGGGGCGCTGGATCGGACGAACAGTGGCATCATTCGCCGCTGCGTTCCGCGCAAGCTCACCCTTGATAACCGAGAACTCAACCACAGCGCCAAGGGCGATGTTGGACTGGTTCAAGGCGGTCGAGACGCCGCCGTTGGCTTCCGTCTGAAGAGCCTGACAAGCCGCATCACAGTGCGTGATGAACTCGCGATCTTCAATCTCCTGGATGTCCTTCACCGAGTTCTCTTCGATGATCTTGGTGATGGGCATCTCGTAAGCAAGAAGCTCTTGCTCCGTCTTCTGGAACATCTCCGAGGAGATGGTGAAGAAGGCAACCTCCGCCTTCGGTCCACGAATGAACCGAGCCGAGGGCTGACCACGGAAGCTCATTGTGAGTGCCTTGCTTTGCGGCTCGACGTCCACGATCTTCACGAGGGTATCGTGATTGACTGATCGCTGACAGTCAGCGCGAGTAACCTGCTCCGGCGGAATGATCTTCCGCGCGAAAGAGACCTCACGAAGACGATCACGGATGTACGAACCGCCATACTCGGCGATCTTTTCTTTGCCATCAGCTGAGGACAGCTTCTGGGCGAAGAGCTCATTCAACATGCGGCCTGACATACTCATTAGCGTTCTTCCCTTCTTCCCACTGAATCTCAGCTAGGATTAGATGCTCGAAGCCCGGACAAACCGGAGCTTTCCGCTGTTATTCGACGGTAGACGCGTAACGCGCCCTACGATTGCCGTAGTCCCTGTAGCCGTGCGGCCAACCAGACCGGTATACTTGCGTGTGCCGATCGTGATAGTCGCAACCTGCAAGGGCTGACCAACGTAGGTAATCGGGGCGCCATCCGTCGCAGCGGATTGGGTCGAGTCGAAGATGCGGGTATCACCTTCGAAGGGCCCCATGAACAGCAAGGGCATCTTCGGGACGCCCATCGCACGAACATCCGTACGTCCGCGCTCGGCGAACAACACGTATGACGTTTGCGCCACAGCAGGGACATCACCATTCGCGCCTACGATGCTAGTCGCACGCTCGATCTGGTAGCTGTTGTTAATAACCATCCACTCGCCATCGACGAGTGCCACGGCATTCATGGGATCAGCAAGGGTCTTGTCGCCGAGGACGAAATCCCTACGCTGAGTCGCCAGAATATCGCTGAACGGCTCGAAATTGATTCTTTGAACGGTGCTCATCGCGATTTCCTCCTACCGAAAAGTTTCAGCCCACATCTCCCAAAATGTAACTCTCAAAAGACGTGCTTCCATTGCCGGATCGCTCGTCACTGACTAGCGACCCATTCATGCCACCCATGTTGGGTGCCACCATCTCAACTGCTTCCTTGATGATCGGCAGACGACCATCTTCCGCAGCCTTCTCAAGTTCAAGCACAAGGTCACCGAAGTCGGTGTCCATGCGGATGCCCTTGTCGTGCATCACGGAAGCAAGCTTCGCAGCTTCGCCACGACGCTCCATCATTGCTACCTTCTGAGCAAGGTCGTCACGTTCGCTGGTCAACGACAGAAGCTTGTTCTGCGCGTCCTCCAACACCTGGGCAATCTTTTGTGAGCTGATCTTTTGCATTGCGATCCCTCTATTTTAGCTGCTGAGCTTGAAAACCGGAAGAGTCCGAGGGAGATGAGATGTTTAGAGGAACAACAGCCTCTTTAGTTTTCTTTTTTCCATCCTGCTCTTCAGCAACCTTTTCAATAAGGTTGGAGAGCAACGCACGCGCTGCAGCTACTTTACTAAAGTCAGCTGAGCTCTCCTTATTGCGCGTAGCGGCATAAAGACCACCAGCGGCGAGTGCTCCACCAGCCGTAGCACCACGCGCAATGTTCACAGCCCTATTCTCATTTGCGCTAGCGTCAGTAGCTGCAGAGAGTCCCTTAGTCAGATTGAGCTTATTCTTCCCAACCTTGTTACCCTTCAGCGCCTGCTCCGCCTTATTCGCTGTAGCGGCCAGCGCCTCGCGGTCGCCCCCCTTCAGCAGACCTCCGTAGCGCTGCAATCCCTTCTTAGCGCCTGCATACATTTCCTCTACCTTGGCGGCACCTGTCGGCCCAACGGTGAACTGGCGTGGGACCTTGACGCCAGCGATCTTTGCGCCGGCTGAGTTCGTATGCTCAAGGCTCCGTGCAAGAACCGCGTCACCGGCAGCAGTCAGCGCCGGCTGATCAAGGTATTTGTTCACGTCACGCTTAGCGCCCGCCTTGGCTTCGCGCCTGGTGTAGTTGATCGCTGCCATGTTGGACGCGATCATGTTCTTCTGGCTGGTGACATCGCCGGGCTCAGAAAGAACGCCCTCGCCTGAAGCTGACGAATCAGGACCCTCGGCTGCAAGCTTGCGGATGTAACCAATCGGCAGGCCAGTCTCAACCGGCTCATCACCCATGCGCATCAGACGGGAAAAGTTAGCCGACGCCTTCTTATCCTTCACCTTACCAAATGTTCCAAAGAAGCCCGGCTTGGCATGCGCCTCCTCTTTGACTGGGATGGTTGTCCCGCCCCACAGATTATAGGCATTCTCCCCTTTGCCGTGCTTCTTAGCCACATATTCCTGGTGTCTGGCCTCCATTATAGGGTGGTCCGCCGCCCCGCTACGGAAGCGCAAAGCATTTCCGACCGACGCAGGGTTGTTGCCCTCCTTATCGTAGTGCCCCACCGCAAAGTACCTCTGGCCAAGCCTGGCTTGATCTAGGGCATGCTCGCGCCTCATCTTCGCTCTCTCAGTGTCGAACTTGTGCCCCTTTTCCGTTACGGCAAAGCCGACCTTCATGTTGTCTTCGAGGCCCGTGTTGGCCTTGCCGGACTGAGCCTTCTCGGCTTGAAGTGCAGGAGTCATGGGCGGCTGGTTAGAAGCAATCGCATGCCCCGACTCACCAGCATCAAGACTCGTACCACTCGCCTTGGGAGCAGAAACCTCAAGAGAGCCAGGACCAGCACCCGGACCAAGATCATATGCTTCCTTGCGGAAGGTGCCCGCCAGGTACCCAAGGGCCGAAGCCAGCTTGTGCACATCCTGCGTAGAAACGTGGTTATCTGAAAACTGTGCCGAAGCAATCTTCGTGGAGAACTCTTCGCCTGTCTGGCGAAGCGCTTCTCGGGTAATCTCACTCTTAGCAATGGTTCCTGCCATTGCTGCTTTCACCATGTCATTCAGGGACGGTCTATCTGCACTGGTCGCCATAAAAACCTCTTGATGGGCAAGCTTGTTTGGTAAAAACTCAGAGCCCCTTGGGGGTGCCGACTTCTGAGCGGACATGCCTGCGTCGGGGACTGGAGGCGTGCCGGTATTGACGCGGGAGTACGTGGTCCGAGGTGAAAGCCCTACCGGACCACGTTGCCCTGGTGCTGTTTTGTTTTCGATGGCTGGAACTGGAACGGGGGAGAGTCGAGCTTCCGATGCTACAGGATCGGGCAATGCCGACCCCATCGCTGTCGAAAACTTTTTCATTGGACTCTCCCACGTTCCTTGCTCCGAG